TTGGATAGTGTCGCTAAAAACGAATATAAAAGAATCGTAGAGTCTATAGGAAAGTTACCACTTAGAAATCTCGATAGAGCCGAGTTAGAGAACTATTGTACGTGGTATTCAATCTATAAACAAACGTCACTAGACCTTGCTCAAGCTCAAGAAATGGAAGTTAGAGATAAGTTAGTAACACGTTTGGATAAAGCTACTAAGAACATAAAAGGCCTAGCTAGCGATTTAGGATTGAATGTAAATTCGAGAATGCAGATGTATACACCGAAAACAGAAGAAGACCATAAAAAATCTATTAAGGAGATGTATGGATAATGTTTGATGATCCAATGCCTAGCTTCATTAATAGAGTCTTAGATGGTTCACTTATTACTTCAAAGAGTGTCTTAAACGCAGTTAAAAGGCATGAATAGGACCTACAACGGTCTGATTGGCGTTGGGTATACGACCCTGAATTAGCTGGTAAGGCCGTATCGTTTATGGAAATGCTTCCAGAGCCCAAGACTGGTAAACCACAACCACTTGCACCGTTTCAAAAATTCATTATCGGTTCTATTTATGGTTGGGTCGATAAGGACGATAAATCAATTAGAAGATTTACCGATGCTTTTATTTCGATGGCTCGTAAAAATGGTAAATCACTTTTAATTTCTGGGATTGTCTTATTTGAATTCTTGTTTGGTAAAAAGCCTAAATTTAAACGTCAATTATATACTGCTGCTAACGATAGAAAACAAGCTAGTATCGTTTTTGGAATGGTTAAAGATAGATTAAGAGCTTTATGCAGACAGGACCAAGAGATTAGGCGAATGACTAAGATAACAAGAGATGAAATCATTAATAAAGATGATGGTTCAATTATTAGGGCCTTTTCACGTGATGCAGGTTTGGTAAATGGTTATGAACCGCATGTTGCTGTTGTAGATGAATATGCTGATGCTAAGAGTACCGATATGCTTGAAACGCTTGCTTCTGGTCAATTATTACTTCCGAGTTATTTGACGTTCATCATTTCCACAGCTGGATTTGATATGAATGTTCCAATGTTTACTCAAAACTATCCTTACGCTAAGAATGTTTTGTCAGGTGAGGTTAAAGCCGATAGATACTTTGCTTTTATAGCTGAACAAGATGATATAAGCGAGATTGATAAGCCCAAAACATGGATTAAATCTAATCCACTGTTAGATGTGGATTCATTAAAAGGTCAAATCACTGATTATTTATCAGGAAAATTAACTCAAGCACGATCAGATGGAACTTTGAACAGCAAGTTAATCAAAAACTTCAATATGTGGCGTCAAGCAACCGAAGATTCATACATGGATGTAGAAACTTGGGAGAAAGCCACAGTTGAAGCCCAACCTGATATCACGGGTAAACGTGTGTGGATAGGAGTCGATGTCGGGAAAACGTCTGATTTGTTTGCTATCAGTTGGCTAGTTCCTGTTGAAGGCAAATGGTTTGCTGATTCCTATTCGTTTGTAGGTACGAAATATGGACTAGATGCAAAAATCAAGAAGGATCGCATGAATTACCGTGATTTACAGGACAAAGGTCAATGTGAGATTACAAAGCTTGAATCAGGTGTCATTGATAATGAACGAGTATTTGATTGGCTGGAACAATTTATTGAAGATAATGACCTTGATGTTCAAGGTATTTGTTTTGACCCATACCAGTATGGTCAACTATTAACTTTAATTGAAAAACGACATCCTGAATGGGAACAGATTCAAGTTAGACAAGGAACAATGACTCTCTCTGCTCCAACAAAAGAATTTAGGGACGCTGTAATTGAAGGCAATATTATGCATTCTGATAGTGTGATTCTTAAAACCGCTGTTAATAATGCTGTCTTGATGTCTGATAACAATGGTGTTCGAATCGATAAAAATAAGTATTCAAACAAAATTGATGCACTTGATGCTTTATTAGATGCCTATGCAATTTGCTTTACAGAAAATATTGCAGACTATTTAACAAATGAAGACATTATGAGTGACGATTTTGGATTCATGTAAGGGAGGTCAGTATGAAATGGAAAAGTATTAAATCAAAAGTCACTAAATTATTTAAATGGATAGCTTTAAACATGCCACAGTTCACACTGATCTGTGGTTTTTGCTTGCTCTCATTAGGATTCTTTCTATTTAGTATTCCTATTGGTTTTATCGCGAGTGGCATTTCACTGATTGTTTTAGCAGTAGTAGCTTATCTCTCTAACTAGAAAGGAGGTGAATAAATGAGTTTTTTTAGAAGCATGGATAGTGTCAATGAAGACGATTGGGCAATGAAACTTTTGGATGAGGGTATTTTACCTAGTGCAAATGGATATTACGGCATTGGAGCGTTAAAAAATTCAGATATTTTAACCGCTGTATCAATTGTGGCTGGTGATGTTGCCAGATTCCCATTGATGAAAATTAAAGAATCAGACGATTCTATCGTTGATGATGATAATTTGAACTATTTGTTAAATAAGCAAATTAATGATTTTTTATCATCTTATCATTGGAGATTTTCAATGATGGTAAATGCAATTTTAACGGGTAACTCGTATACACGAATTATTCGTGACAATCGTTCATACAGTAAAACTGCCGGACAACCAATAGAGTTAGAGTTCCTAACACCCTCTCAAGTGACTATTAACTATCGTGATACGTTACAGGGACGTGAATATTATTATTCGGTCAATCCAGTTGATGAAAGAAGTTCTTTTGATGTTGAACCCCACAATATGATTCATTGGAAATTTTTTACTTCTGATGGTGTTATGGGACGTTCACCGCTATTATCTTTAGGCGATGAAATGAGCATGCAGAAATCAGGTGTGGAGACATTAAATAAATTCTTTAAAAATGGCTTTAAAAGCGGTGTTTTGACATTAAACGGAGGGGCACTGAATACCGAGGCTAGAAGAAAAACAAGAAAAGAATTCGAACGTGCTCAAAATGAAGGTGGTAACGGTCCAATTGTTATTGATAAAACAATGGCTTATCAACCACTTGAAGTTGATACAAGTGTTTTGAATCTAATTAATTCCAATAACTGGTCCACAAGTCAAATTGCTAAGGCTATGAGAATTCCGGCGTATAAGCTGGCTATTAATTCTCCTAATCAGTCAATTAATCAATTAACTGCTGACTATATCAATAGTGATTTGCCTTTTTATTTTCAACCTATTTTAAGCGAGTTAGAGATGAAAATGTTGACTGATTCAGAACGTCACAAATATCGTTTTGATTTTGATACTCGCAAACAAACTGCTAGACCCGTTCAAGAACTAGTCAGCTTACAACAGAATGCCGATCTTAACTCACAAGAGGTTAGAGCAGAGCTAGGTATGAAACCAGTTAAAGACAAGAACTTAGATAGATATCAATCAACTCTCAATACTGTGGCTATGGATATGAAAGATGAGTATCAAAAGAATAATCACTTGAAAGGAGGTGATAATAGTGGAACTAAGAACGATTCAAACACCGGTAACACTTAGAAATGAAGATAACGAAGAGTCTCGAACAATTGAAGGCTATGCTTTGAAGTTTAATACACGTTCAGAACCGTTAGCTGATAACTATTTTATTGAAACATTAGATAGAAGTTGTCTTGATGATACTGACATGTCAAATGTTGTTGTCACATTCAATCATGATCAATCAAATGTTTTAGGCCGTACAGGAGTCAATTTAGACCTATATGTCGATGATACTGGCTTACGTTTTAAAGCAAACTTGCCAAATACGACACTTGCAAACGATGTTTTAGAGAATATTAGAGTTGGTATTGTTTCAAAATGTAGTTTTGCTTTTACATTGCCTGATGATTCGAATGCTGATGAATGGAAAAGAGTTAATGATGACGGTGTTCAATTCGAACGAACAATTCGCAAAATCGACAAGCTTTATGATGTCAGTGTTGTTACCACACCGGCATATTCCGATACAAATGTAAGTGTGGATGCCCGTTCCATGGATAAAGTTAAAGAGTTACAAACAGATTCGTTAAATTCTGTCAGAGAACAGCAACGAAAAGATGATTTAAGAAAATTAAATATTGAGTTATTGAAAGAAGTCACTGATTAAGTTCAGTGGCTTTTTTTGATGCCAAAAACAAGGAGTAATTTAATGATTAATGAAGAAATTAGAGCTTTGCAAGATGAAATTGACAAAGCTACGCAACGCAGATTGAAACTTGCTACAGAAGCTCGTTCAATCCTAGAAGATGAAAAGTCAACTGATGAACAGCGTTCAACAGCTACAAAGAATACCGAAGAAGTTCGTAAGTTGAATGATGAAATTAAAGATAAAACTAAGAAAATGGAAGATTTACGTTCGTTGTTAGATGTCCCAGAACCTGAAAAAGGTAAGCCAGAAGGTCGCAAGTTAGAAAATCCTAACGATGAAGAACGTTCTGCCATTAATACATATTTGCATTCTAAAGGTGCTAATCGTGATGGTATTTCAAGTCAAGATGCAGATGTGACTATTCCAAAATCAATTATCTACAATCCTGAAAATGAAGTTAAATCAGTAACTGATCTATCTAAACTGGTTCAACATTTTAGTGCAACCACAGCGACTGGTGAATATCCAATTTTGAAACGTGCAACAGCTTCATTGACAGACGTTGAAGAACTTGCTAAGAACCCTGAACTAGCAAAGCCAGAGTTTACTAATGTTTCTTGGAAAGTGAAGACTTATCGTGGTGCCTTGCCAATTTCAAATGAATCAATTCAAGATTCTGCCATTGATTTAACTGGACTAGTTGCAAGAAATGCACAAGAACAAAAGATTAACACTACTAATGCTGCTATTTCAGCTAAATTGAAAGGATTTACTGCTAAATCAGTTAGTGGTGAATCTGTTGATGACATCAAGCACATTATCAATGTTGATTTAGACCCTGCTTACAATAAGGTAATTGTTGCATCACAAAGTTTCTATAACTACTTGGATACATTGAAAGATAAGAACGGTCAATACTTGCTACATCAACCAATTGTAGACGGTTCACCTGCTAGAATTCTTGGAATTCCTGTAACAGTCGTTGAAGATTCTGCATTGGGAGCAGATGGTGAAGCACATGCCTTTATTGGTGATTTGAAACGTGCAATTGTTATGGCTGATCGTTTGGACATTCAAGTACGTTGGGTTGATAACGAAATCTTTGGTCAATATCTACAAGTAGCAACACGTTTTGATGTTGAAGTTGCTGATGATAAAGCTGGTTACTTCTTAACACAAGGTGCAGCCCCAAAAGCGTAACGGGCGTAAGTTTGGATAATTCTTCTTTGGCATTAAAAGTCGGTGACACAGCCACTCTAAAGGCTACAATCACACCTGAAAATGCTGACAATTTGAATTATTCGTTTGCTACGTCCAACGATAAGGTTGCGACAGTTACACCTAAAGTTGGAAAGGTAACAGCCGTTGCTGCTGGTACTGCTACTATTACGGTAACAACTGAAGATGGTTCAAAGACGGCTTCATGTGAAGTCACAGTAACTGCATCACAAAGTGAAACTCCAAAAGCTCCAGAAGCGCCAGCAGATGTAACACCAGCTCCAAGTCAACCAGCACAGACACCAAGCACTGATGAAAAGAATTTATTATTGAAAACTGATGTGCCATTCAGCATGACAGGCGATAATACAACCAATCAGTACGAACAAATGTATGCATTAAGTAGAAAGCTGGAAAAAGGGACTACCTTAAATTTAAGTTTTGATGCTGTTGCTACTACTCCTACTAAATTTACTGTACAAACTGATGGTACAGATGGTGGTACTTGGATGAATTATATTGTTGACACAGCTAATACCACAAAGAAGCATTATGAGGCAACCGTAACCTTAGATGGAGATTCGCAGAAGGGTATTAATATGCGTCTTGATAACATTCCTTCAACATCAACTATCACAGTTTCAAATATGGAACTTGAATTAGGATCACATGCAACTGCATAGAGGAGGTTAGGAAATGTCAGACGATACAAAACTTCTAACCGACCTGCCAGCTCATCAGCACCCATAAGCCCCAACCGATAACCACAATAACGATTAATCCTAATAGGTCAGGAATATGCAGATATAACCAAGCAACGATAGGATTACGCCAAAAGAACGCAAAGCGGCTTTTCTGCTGCCTATCTTCTAATGATTGATGCAAAAACGGCCGATCCATATGCATGGTTTCGGTAATGCCATATTCATCGTGTAGATGCTCGTGCACGATGCTCAATGTCTTACGACTGGGCCGAATAAAAATATCGCGCACCGTACCTATACCCGGTACAATACCAACCACCATATCACTCAGCGCCAATCTAACCGCTGGGGTCATTTTATGCGCAGGTACGCCCAACTGCCGACCTAATATAACAGCATAGCTGGTCAACGCCAGTCCTGCCAAATCTCCCGCCAGCGGAATGGTCGACAGCGCCGCATCAGC